AGTGGGATGGGTGTTGGCCAGGCGTGGCGGCCTGGTCCTGATGAGCAGCCACCTACCGAGAGATGAGAGAGACATGATCCCGATCAAGGCCGACGACAAGACCCGCGAGCAGTACGTCCGCAACATCGTCGCCACGTGGCTGGACGCGAGCTCCGAGCAGGAGGAGCAGGGCCGCGACTGGTACCCGAGTGCGCACCGCCTGGCCGGGTCGATGACGGACGGGAATGTCGTGCTCGGGGCCGGCCTCCTGGCCGCGCTGTCCCCTCAGACGGCATGGTGGCTGAACATCGAGCTGGCCACGGAGGCGTTCGAGTCGGGCACCCCGGCGAGACACACGGGAGACTGCCTGGCCAAGGCCGCCAAGATCCTGGCGGGTGCCGACCCGGTGGACGTGCTCCCGATGGACCGCAAGACCGGCCACTTCTACCGCTCGATACTCGACCCGACGGACGCGGACGCGGTGTGCATCGACCGCCACGCCCACGACATCGCGGTGGGGGAGGAGTACGGGATCAAGGACCGGGGGCTGAGCTCCAAGGGGAGGTACAACCTGATCGCCAGCGCCTACCGCGAGGCCGCCCAGCGCCTGGGTGAGCTGCCCTCGGTGGTCCAGGCCGTGACCTGGGTCGTGTGGCGAGAGCGCCTGGTCGGGACGTCCACGCGGGGAACCCTGTTCGCTACCGCGGCGTAAGTGTGCAAGTGTGCCAAGCCGAAACCACCGGGGAGGTGGTCGGGGTGGGGTGGCTCCCGCCTCCTGATGATGGCAGCCATGAGTGTGAAGGTGTGACCGAGATGATCCCCAGCAACGTAGTGCGGTGCCCGGCAGACAACGGCCCGATGCTGTACCCGCTGAAGCCCGGCCCGTACAAGTGCGAGACCTGCGGTGGGGGACTGAAGGGCGGACAGCGCCCCGACCCCGGCCTGTACTGGGCCGAGAGCTACGGATACCTGGCCCTCTTCGAGGTCGAGGAGGACGAGCGGGACAGCGACGAGGAGATCGAGGATCTGAACTCCGCACTCGGAGTCTTCGCCCGCATCCTCGGCGACCAGATGACGGCACACGGAGTGGCTGGCCACTTCACCTGCACCGAGGCGGAGGAGCTGGCCCGCACGCTCGCCAAGACCGGCCACAAGCGGGCCGCGATGACCTTCCTGGAGGGGCACGCCTACGGCGACGACGACCCCGACGACCTGCACGCAGACATCGACGACTACGAGGCGTGGGTCCTGGAGCTGGCAGGCCAGCCCGTCCCGACGCTGATCGAGGGACCCAAGGTGGTGACCGAGGGCACGGTCGACAAGCAGGAGCTGGAGGTCGTGACGACCGAGGAACTGATCGACCTGCTCAACCTGAACTGACCCAAGGCGAAACCTCCTGAAGGGAGGTCCGGGGTGGGTGGCATCCCCCCGCTGATGAGCCTGCCGAACCAAGAGGAGAACCACAGTGACCCCCAAGTTCCGCACCCATGACCTGAACGTCCGCGACTCGAAGCGCACGGACAAGGCAACCACCCTGGCTCGTAAGGCAGTTCGTCAGAACAAGTACGAGGCCAGTGAAGCCGTCGTCCGCATCGCCGTCCACGCCTGACCGAGGAGACACGACCGTGCCCAGCATCGAAGAGATCAGCAAGTACGTCACCGACAAGCACGCCCAGGGCATCATCGACACCGCGGCCGGGGGAGGGATCACCTACTGGGCGACGGAGCCGACCGCGGAGGAGTTCGCCGGCCTGCCCGAGGGCAAGACGTGGACGATCACCGAGGGCACCGCGCCGCACCCGATCTTCGCCTTCGATGATGTGCGTGAGGTCGAGGGAGTCCACTACCTGAGCGCCGACGACATCCGCGAGGCGTACGCCAAGCTGCTCGACATCGACCAGACGTACGTGAACCGGGAGTACCACGGCTACGTCATCGAGTCGTGGATGGACCGGGACGACAAGCAGGGCATCGACGCCGGGCACATCGACGCGGGCACGGCGGACGTGATCGTCCAGCTCGCCGCGCTGGGGGAGATCCGCTACGGCTGAGGGTAGTGTGCAACCTGCGCGACTGTGATACTGTAACCACATCAAGGCGAAACCACCGGGAGGTGGTCGGGCGGGGAGGATCCCCGTTCCTGAAGAGCCAACCTTTGTGGAGCGAGACCGATGGACATCATCGAGAAGATCAACCACTACGACCCGCCGACTCTGGCCCGCCTCGCCCAGTGCGCCGAGCCTGACTCGCGAGTGAGTGAGGGCGCCGACTTTCTCGCCCTCGTGCGGGACAAGGTGGTCGACCTGGTCCAGGAGTACGGGGAGGTGAGCACCCCCTACCGCGAGGCCATCCAGGACGCCGCCGCCGACATCGGTAGCGAGGCCGAGCCCAGCGTGAAGTGGCGCCGGTTCGTGGACCTGAGTGCCTACAAGGAGAACGTCACCGAGTTCGGACGGCCCAGCCCGGACACCCCCGAAGGACACGCCGACCTGGCCCTGTTCTTCATCGGGTTCCGCCTGGCCAGTGCACTGATCACCGAGATTGAGAAGGGCTGACCCATGGGACGCATGAAGGACATCGCCATCGACCTGATGAGCTTCGAGTCGGACGAGCTGGAGATCGACGAGATCGTGGAGCTCTTCGCCTTCCTGATCCGCAGCGGTCTGGTGTGGACGTTGCAGGGGTGGTACGGCCGAGCCGCACTGGACCTGATCGACGCCGGGATCATCAGCTCCGAGGGCGAGATCCTGAGCGAGCAGGTGCCCGCATGAGTGACCTGCCCCGCCAGCTCAGTGCGCGAGTCGACGAGGAACTCGCCCGCCACATCCAGACGCTCGCCCCCACGGGCCTGAGCTACAGCGAGATCATCAAGCGGGCGGTCGCCCAGTTCGCCCTGACGTACCAAGTAGCCGTGGACAACGGCGTCGCCCGACCGCACGAGATCCCCAGGCTGACGGCCTTCAAGTTCGAGCTCCCTCCCCTCTGGCAGCCGCCGAGAACCGGAGCGATCACCCTTCCCCCGCTGAACCTGACCAAGGAGAACTGACCATGAAGCTCACGAAGATCGTCGCCACCCTCGCCCTCGCGGCCGGGTTCCTGCTCGGCAGTGCGACCTCGACCGCGGCCGGCCCGGTGAGGGTCGAGTCGGTGGCCGCCACCGTGACCACCCTCCCGGCGAAGGTGTGCGCCGACGACCACGACGACCGCAACTGCTACTGGGACGGCGCCGGTCCGGCGTACATCGTCGACCGTGCGGGCAAGGTGACGTACCTCAACCCCAAGCTGAACGACCCGGCCAAGCGCAAGGCGTGGACGCTGAAGAACAAGGCCGCGCACCGCGAGTACTGGGGCACCGTGTGGGGGCACCGCCTGTGCTGGGCGAAGGTCGGGGACACCTCGTACATCTACTGCTTCGACGGGCACCGCGAGACCTCGTGACCCGAGTGCAAGTGTGACATGCCGAAACCTCCTGAAGGGAGGTCGGGGTGGGGCGGCGCCCACCTCCTGATGATGGCAGCCATGACGAGAGGGGCATCACCGTGAACGAGAAGCGCAGCCGACTCGGCAAGAACGAGGTCTCCGGCCTGGGCAAGCTGTACCTGCACGGAGGGGAGGGCCTGAAGCGTGACGACCTGGGCCTGACCAACGCCGAGTACTCCGTCTTCGCGAAGCTGGCCTGGTTCGGCCTGGCCAAGCGCGAGCAGGAGCAGAGGTGGACGATCACCGACCTGGGTATCGCGTTCATCGAAGGCAGGGCCCGCGTCCAGGCGGTCGCCCTCACTGTGGCCCGTGAGTTCGCCGGCCTCACTGGTGAGCTCATCAAGGCGAGCGACGTGAACGACGCCTTCTACTTCGAGGCGGCCTGAGATGACCGACCTGATCGTAGGGCTGTCGGGCTACGCCCGCAGCGGGAAGAACACCGCGGCCGACGCCCTGATCCAGCGAGGCTGGAGGCAGGCGGGCTACGCCGACAAGCTGAAGGAGTTCCTGTACGCAGTGAACCCCTTGATCCCCGGACACTACGGTGCCGGGAGCCTGCGCCTGCGGCAGCTCGTCGACTCGACCGGCTGGGACTACGCGAAGACCGCGTACCCGGAGGTCCGGTCCCTGCTCCAGCGCACGGGCACCGAGGCAGGCCGGCGAGTGCTCGGCGATGACGTGTGGGTGGACGCCCTGTACGCCGACCACAAGGACGCGGCCGGCCTGGTCGTGACCGACGTCCGCTTCCCCAACGAGGCGGAGGCCGTGGCCAAGCGTGGTGGCGTGATGATCCGGGTCGAGAGGCCCGGCGTGGGCCCGACCAAGGACAAGCACGGACGAGCCCACGTGAGTGAGACCG